ATATTGCTTGGCTATATTGACTTTATCCAGGTCGTCCTGACCGCGTATTTTTCTTGCCGGTTGGTTACCGTAAGATACTGCGCCTTTTTTTGACATCCGGTCATAGAAGCGTTTTTGCGCATCCATGAATTTTCTTGGACTTGTCCTTCCAAGGTATGTTCCACCACCAACTGGGTCAAGTTTTTTGCGAATTGCCTTGTCCTCGCTAGCACTAATAAACGTGCGGCCTGGATTCGCTCCTCTGTATTTTACGTGCTCTTCAGCAACTGTACGTTTCGCAATTCCATCTTTGTCTTTTGCAAGTTTTACACGCTTCGATTTTGTGTAAACCCATTTACCGTTGGCCCCCCTCTTGCGGCGAGAGAGATTGATTCCCTCCATGGAATACTGAGCCAGTGTTCCCATGTCACCGAATTTTCGTTTCTTTATGTCTGCAGCACTTACACCAAAAAATGTTTGAGCTGCTTTTACGTTTCGTGCCAAAGTCTTCGAGTCACGGTCGTTAAGTTTTCGCCCACGACGCTTGAGGTCAGCCTCGACATCTTGGAGGCTGACAATTTGATTCAGAATATATGCGGCGTCATCAGAAATGTCAGGGCCGTACCGTACACCAGGCATGTTGCTCCTTAAGCTCTATAAAAATATAGCAGAAAAAAATGTTCTTTATCTGTCAGGATTTGGCGGAGATTCAATAACCATCTTGTCCGATACCGGAAGAGACGATGGAGCCTCTATTGGAACCCATGCTTTGGCGTAATTATGTTCTTTTATTTTCCTTGCTTTTAGGACACTTCCGTCAAGCATTAATGAAAGCTCTTCGTTTCTCATTGAAAGTAACTCATTAAAGTCGCTATCTCTGTAGTCTCCGGAGCGTTTTGCTTTTCTAATTATTTCCGATGTTTTTGCAGCCACAACAGTTGAGCGCCCACGATTAAGGCGCAAATGCATAATCATTGCATCTATTTGGTTAACGTCATGAAAAACAACTGGAATCTTTCCGTCAAGTTGTTCATATATATCGTCAATATTGCTTGCAAGAAGAAATCTTTCAGAACCATCAATTATTTCATTAGACGAGCGCCTTACATGAATTGGTTGAATGAAACCAAACTCCATAAGTGAGCCAGAAATGATAAGAAGTTCTGGTCTGAGGACATATGTTGCGCGCCAACTTGGAACCACGAGCAAGTCCATATCTACATATTCAATATTAATAGCCATCGCCGTAAAGTTCCTGTTCTAGCTCCGCTGTTCGTATGGTGTGGGCTTTTGTTCTTGGCCCGACTGGTGTTGGTGAGTTTACGTCAATTTCGTTAAGCATCAAGTTCCTTATGAGCCAAGCAACCGGGTAACCATGCGGGTCGGTTAGGTGTTTTTTGCGAAACTTAGAAACGAAGACTCGCGCCTCCATCTGCCTGCGTGAGCCAACTAGGTATTTATCAATAAAGGCCGAGGCACCAGCAAATCCGTCTTTGGCATAAGAGGCGATAACTTTTTCTACGTCGTACTCCGGCCACACTCTACGCTGAGCATCAATGTATGGGAAGCATTCATAAAGACGGTCGTAGAACTCTGGCTCTGTTGCAATCACATCACCTATCCGTCTGATTGCCGTGGCGTGTAGCGGTATTCCTATTCTTGTGTTGCTACCCGTAGCAACAGCTAGGTCATAGTATTCACAGTAATCTGCGCCGTGTTCCTCGATTATAAATTTAAATACATCGTTTGTGTTCCAGTCATAAATTATTTTTGCAAACTTTAGTGGTATGCCGCGCTTCAGTTTGTATGGCGTAACGATGTAATTTTCATGAAGCTTTTGGACAATTGAGCGGTAACGAACCATTGATTCGCTGGCGCGAACCCCAGTTAGAAAAGCAACGTTTCCCTTCTTTCCCTGCATTGTGTAGTAATCGGTCTGCTCTGGCAGCGATACATCGTGATTCAACCCAAAGTGTTTTCCAGTAATTGCCCATGGTGGAATCTCCCTGACAAGACGGTCCTGTTTTCGTCTCTGGTCACTCCATAGCAGCGTCGTTATTCTGTGCCCAAGAACCCAAACTTCTGCTGGATATGGTAAGCAATACCACTCCATATCGACCCAGTCATAATTTCGAACTTGTTCTACATATTTGACTACTGCAGGACTAACCATTTCTTCGTCACGAAAAATCACCTTCACTGGACCAAGCCCGCGCTCTTCGTGGATTTCTTTTGCAAGATACAGAACCGCTGTTGAGTCTTTTCCTCCGGAGAACTGCACACAAACGGTGTCGAACGTGTCGTATACGTGACGAATGCGTTCACGTGCTGCATCAACACAGCTCATATCCAAAAAGAGTCGCTGTCTAGTCATTATTAACTATCAAATCTCGCAGTGTTCATCAATGAAGTTCATCAGTCTTTCTGCCGTTGTTGAGCCATCTATACCTGGGTCAGAGCGCAACCACCTAATGAAGTCATACCAACGAGATTGCTGTTGTGGTGAATCAAAAACAAGTGTGTACTGAACAACTGCCTGCGGAGCAGACGAGGGTGAAACAGTGGTTGAACCGCGAATAGCAGCATCGCGCTGGTCTACCCCGCCCTTTGCTGAAAGATGCTGACCATCTCGTGTTTTGGTTACCTCTACTGTATTCATGTCTACAGATTGTCTTGGCTGGATTGATGCTGGAGAATCTTCTTCATCATCAACCAAATCATCTGGATTATCAAACGACGCATTTGGATTGACGATTACAGGTGGCCTATATTCTCCGCTGTCAACCACCTGGTGGTTTTCACGTATCGATTTTTGTTCTATTTCAGCAATATCAAATTCATCCCAGCCAAGTCCATCCATTAACTCTGGGTAGTAATCACTAATTTCTAAGACAAAATCATTAAGCAATTCTGGCTCGGTATATCCGAGCTCCATGGTTCTGTTGTCTGCTAATGCGAATGCAATTGCTCGCTTGTCGTCCACATCATATTCAACTGCTGCAATCTTGTCCCACCCGAGACGCTTTGCGGCTTCAAATTGATGATTTCCCGCAATAACGGTTGATGTTCCATCTCCGTTTGGGCGCACAACGATAGGTTTGATTTGGCCAAATTCTGCATACGACGACATGATTGCTTCAACATTGCCTCGCCGCGGATTGTTGTCAAGCGGGAAAAGCGTGTCGATATCTACCGCAAGCGAAAGAAGCGATTCATGTATTCCATTAGCCATAAGTTAAACCTGTGTCCTGACATTTGCATTGAGTGTTCGGATTGCATCCATTGAAGCACGAATAGACAGAAGCGACTCACGCTTTGACTTCACCAGCGCCTCGGCACACTTGTACTCGAAATTCTGCTGGTCCATTTTGTAATCAGCCCATGCTTCACGCTCTTTGATTGAGCCTTTAGCAGAAAGATATTCCTTGGCCCAATTTGACTTATAAAGCGCTTCTTTTTTTGCACAATCCATTGCGAGCGTTTCGAACTGCTCAGTTTCGGTCTCGAGCTTGTCCATCAAGCGAAGCAGCTCTTGTTCAATCTCGACTTGGCTTATTGGGTTATTTCTCATTTCTCTCCAAGCTGTTCAATGTAGGCATTTAGTAGCGTCCAATCTACTTTCTCTAGACCAGATACGTGCGTGGCTGGCCAGTCAAATCTAGGACTCCCAAGGCGAGCCAGAACCATCTCTTCCATAATCCAAGCGTCGCATTTATCATCTGCACCAGGGTTTGACCACACTAGTCCTGTTTTTGCAGATATGGAAGAAATTACTTCATTTTTAGAAGCATTGCCTTTTCCTGTTGCAAATTTTGCTCTACATGTTGGGGGAATCACGACTACTGGCCTGCCCAATTCCCAAAGCAAGAGACGAATCACACCACCAAGTTCACCAATTGAATGTGCCTGAGAATTCCTGGAAGCAAACGAATACCCCTCCATGGCAACAACGTCAATCGAGAATTCAATGATTAGGTCTTCAACTTTGCGTTTTATCAACCACAAACGATGCGGTCCAGTTTTGTCGACAGATATAACTCCGGTTTCGCCATTGTGGCAATAACCAGTGGACGTTAGGGATAAGTCGAGCGAAAGAATATTCACTTAGTAGACATTAACCTAAAAAGCAAAGACCCGCCGAACTTCTAGCCTGTCCGGCGGGTGCTACTGGCGCTGGTGGTTTTACGTCTGGCGTAGTTTTGCCGTAGCTCGCGCTACTAGACCTTTGACCACCTGCCTTTCTCTCGCTAAGAGTAGATGTTGGCTAGATGAAAAAATCGTAACACTAAAAATAAATACTGATTAGTAAACCAATTAAAAATTAATTTGTTTAATTTTGAACATGCAAGAACCGGGTGCCGCACGTTGCCCTGTGCACCCGGCCCTCGCACCTATAACGGTCCTAAGGATTACTACATTACACCCGTAATAAATACTGAAAGTGTTAATAATAAACTTTTAAAAAAGAATATCTGTAGTAAGCTGTTTAACTACTCGAAGGAGAAAACATGTCCGGAATTATCGCACCATCCATAGTTAACTACGATTGGACCGTAAAAATCAGCGACCCATCTTTTTTGAATGTGTCATTCCCATTCAGAGTCAAGATTGTATCAATCTGGTTCACCACACAAGCGATTTACGGCAACACGGCTGGTTTCTGGCAGGGTGATGAGACAACTTTGGACATTGAGACAACTGACAGAGTTTTGGCTCTTGCGGCTTATAAAGCAAAGAATTCCAAGACTCAACACAGCATTTACGACAACCCAAACGACATATTGTACGCATTTGAAGACCTTGGCTACAGCCAGAGCATAAACGAAGAACTTAAGCCAACAATGTGGCTTGGCAATCCAGACGATGCCGCTGGAAGAATTGGTGCATTCTGCACAGAGGGTGGCGGTTTCGGAGGAAATGCAATGAGCCTTAGAAGTACTGCTGCATCACCTATTGAAAAATCACGCGCTACAAACTCCAATTGGAGCGAAGAAGAGTGGAATGAACGGACGTACCTCGCAGATGCTGCGGTTATGAATACCGACGAATTCCTCCAGATGTTCGTCTACAACGTCGATGGCAACTGGGACGACTACGAGAATGACGCAAAGGTCATCATCTCGATTGCATACACTGGTATGTCTGGTGAAGATGCTGTTTCTGCTACACAAAAGCCATGGGTTGATTGGTGGAACGACTAACCTAGCCTAATGCCTTTTAAGCAACTTTGGTTTTGGGAATCAGGCAAATTAAACAACAGATGGGCGGAAGTTCATGCTTTCTCGACGGAGGAGTTTGAGCGTCCTTCCACTGTTGTTTCTAAAGATAAACCTACTAGCGCTGAATCGGTTTGGTATGGGTCTCTAGACTCAGAAAATAATCTTTTCATAAACTGGAAAGACGAAGACATTATCGGGATTACCCCTCCTCTTTGGTATGTAGTGAAAGATGCGCCGCGTCCACATCCGAACGGTCCAGCAATACCAATGATGTTTATCTATGCATTATTCGGAGATGATTTCCCATCCGGAACAATAGTTATGGAAAGTGACTTAATAAACAAAAAATTTCTCGGACGCTCTCAGCGTGTTGGGTTTTTGCAATGGTTTAAGCAAGATTCAAAAATACAACAAATATTCGTAGAAGAAAAATGGCGTCGCAAGAGAATAACGCTGGCCCTATTCGGTGTTGCTGATTTGGTTATTGTTTCTGGAGGTTACGGACAATTTCTTAATGGCGGAGATGTGACTACGAATGATGGGGAATCCCTCAGAGATGCCTGGGCAGGAAGCAAAAGGGTTGCCCCAAGAATTGGTTCTGTAGAAAACTAGCGTTCCCATCCATGCTTGGCTAAACCAAGGTCGAATGCAAGCTGCGGGTTGGCGTTAATTCTTGCGTGACAAGGCCTGCATACAGCCAGGATATTTTCTTCGTCCAGAATCGAACCGCCCTGTGAGCGACGAATAACTTCATGCAGGTCTCTGCTTAGATGGTGATTGAAAGTTATTTTTCCGTCGTGTGTAGCAAATATTTTGCATGCTTCACACAGCGGTCTTTCTTGAAGAACTTTCTCAACAAGCTTTCGGCGCTCCACATATGTATCAGACATTTTTTTGCTTCGTTTGCGAATTGCTTTTCGCGGCTTTGCTTTTGTTGCTGAACGCTTTATCGGCGTGCGCTTCAATGGCTTTTTACGACGAAGCATACGAATCTCCTATTACATGTTTAGAGCGTGAATCTCCCTGCTGGGCACATTAAGTGTGGCTTTATTACAAATTATCGCTAGTGACGGAATCGAATAGCCACTTATTGTCAAGTGTAGACCACAGAGCCCTATCGATGGCGGTATCTTCAAGGTCAAATGAACGCATAAGGGTGCGATGAGTGACGATTGCCCTTCGAAGAAATTCAACCTGGTCCCATCCATCGGTCTGTATTTCTGCGCCGGTTTCAATCATGTTCATGACTTCGTCAAGACGCTTGTCTACATGAAACTTAAACCGCTTAACGCGAGTTGCTTTCGTGTCGTAATAAGATATTGCTTCTCGACTTAACTTGGAGCCAGCTGGCCCAAGCGAGGAATAACGAAGATTGTCTGATTCGGCATCTGATTCGATATTGTCGATTTGATTTTGGAGGTTGTCGGACAATGCTAAAAGGGCATCTTTCCATCTTCCCCAGTTTTCTTTTTCTAGAAGAACCTGCTTATGCGTTGGGGAGAGCTTATTCTTCACCTCTTCCGCAACCATTCTTGCAAATGAATCATCGTTTAAAACTTGCATTATCTTCTCCTTGATTTTTTAATTATTCCACGCAGGGCAGATTCCCTTGAAGCCACACCAATTGCAAAGAATAGATTTATTGGCAACAAATTCACCGGTCTTACAACATTTGTCAATTTCCTGTTTTGTCGATTGAATTGACTCAACGGTTGATTTAATGTCATCCAGTGAAACATCTTTTTCAAACTTCACTCCGTCTTTTAAATAGAGGAGTTCAACGGACTTTTGGTCAACATCTATGTCTAGGCTAGACAAAAGTTGAGTGTAGACAATCAACTGAAAAAATTTGTCGGATAGATAATTTTTCTTTGGAGTCTTCCCTGTTTTGTAGTCACTAACTTTTGCGCTATTTCCATTAACGCTTAGCCTGTCGATGAATCCATGAATTTTTACTCCGCCTATATCTCCGCGAACGTAAGACTCCATACTAAAAGGAGAAACGGTAGTCGGGTCCTCAATTAGCCAAAGATTCTCAATACACCACCAAGCAGCCCAACGAAATCTGTTGAGTTCTTTCTCTGAGTGAATTACCGACGAAGCTTCTGCCGACCATTTATTCGCCCATTGGTTGCGAGCAAGGTCTTTTGCCTGCTCAAGAGTTCTAAGTTCTGGCGGAAGTTTGTACAAATCTTCAAGTACGTCGTGAACGAAATTTCCAAGAATTGCTTCTTGGCCACTTGGGTCATGGAGACCATCTATTTTGCTGTACTTAAATTTTTGCGGACACTGCCTGAACGTTCCCAGTGATGATGGGGATAGAAACTCTGGAGCGACAAATCCACCATCAGGAATTAGTGACATACTGCCCACCAAACTGAATTCGCAATGCCTCTGTGATGAGTGCTTGCAAGTCCTCGATTGTGGCACTTGACTTCGTCGGCTTTGGTCGGCCTCCAGAGTGGGTTGACCAGAACGAGTTCAACTCTTCCTTCTGTTCTTTCTTCAGCCCCTTGGTGATATCGATGAAAGTATTCCATTTTTCCTCAAGCTCAGAAAGCGCAGGTGTTGGAACCTGTTCTGGAATACGCGCAAAACCATCATCTGATGCATCAAGAAGAATTGCGTCTTCGGCGTCCATAGCGTCAACCGAGCGAGCAAGATAGAGACCGACTCCCAATTGTTGGGCAGCCTTCTTTAACGCATCAGAAACCGCGCCCTTAAAGTCATTTCCAAGGTCAACTGGCTTTTGATTGCTCTTAGCGCGCTTTACGTTTGAGCCACCAAATCCATGTTTAACCACTCGCTTGTCGCCAATCTCTGCAGTAAGCGCAACGTGTGCTACCAATTCGTCTTGGTCAATTTCGTCGCGACGAACTGAAATAATTTCAAATGACCAGCCCTCCACGCCGAGAACCTTGTTTAGTCGATTGATTACTTCGCTGATTGGCAAGTAAACAAGTGATACGCCGCTCTTGACGATTGTGCGTTCTGATTCTTGTGGGAACTGCGCATACAGTTCCTTCATGATTGATGAAGCGTCTTTTACTTGATTTTGTTCCATGATGTTTTGTATCCCTTGTTGGTGGTGTATTTATTCGGAATCTTTTGGCTTACGGACAATAATGCTAGTCTTCAGTTCGCCAACTTCGCAATAATTGTCTGGATTGATTCCAATCTTGTTCAACTCTTTCACTCGCCAATATGACGGAGCACAATACGTAACCATATCCATGGCTATTTCTCGTGGTGACTTCAGTACTTCGCCGGTATCCATGTCAATGGACATCTTCACCAACTTGTCCGAAACCGCAGAAGCAAGCGCCTTGTGGTCCCACGACTTTCTGTCGTATGAAGATTTCTTCTCGATTTCTGCGCCGTTGTCCAATTTGATTGATTCAGTTGACCCCATGATTTTGCCAACAAGGTGTGCGTACCCGTCATAAACAAAAGTTAGGTCTCGCTTAAGGAAATTGATGTCTGCCAAAATTCCACAAGCAATTGGAATCTCAACATCAGAGTCAGCAATGGACTGAAGTTCTGAATCCAGTTCGGTAATCAGTGCGCGAATCTGCTCTATCTTTTCTACAGCATTCATTTTATTGCCCCTTTAATTCAGTAGTAGTTTAAGTAATTACTAAATCAGTATAGAGACACGCTTTCTCTGTGGCAACCCCAGGCCAGTTAAAAACGTAAATGCTCCGACAGCTGAGTCGACCTGGTCGTCGTGGTCGCAGGCTTCGGGGAAAGATGAAAATTCATCCATCCATGCAGTCAGCCAAGGTGCACGAATAATACGTACATTTCCGTTGGCTGCAGCGGCGGCGAATGGCCGTGCGCGAGTTTCTTTGTCTCCAGTAGAACGTATTGCCCCAAAATCGTACCCAGGAACCACATACCTGGCATATTGGTCGGCAAGTGCTTTACCCGACGAACCTGGTTCTTGTTCCATTCGTATTGATACTCCCAGACCATCTTCCTGAGCTGTCTGGGCAATCAGCTGCTCTACTTTTTCACCTTTTACTCGTGCTCGTTTTACATCCAGAATGTAGGCAACACCGCCGTCAAACATCATCAACGTTCCGACCGTATAGTCTGGATTCGGGTTGCTCTGGGATGGTTCGGTGGCAGCAAGGTCCCAAAATCTAACAACACGGGCAGAACTTTTGATTTCAGGGATTTCTTCTGGGTCGATAATAATAAATGAAGTTCTTTCAAAAAGAGTTCCGAGCGTTGTCGACCACCAGTCGCCCATTTCTAGGCGACGTCTTTCCACGGGGTCAAGTGCAGCAAGGGCCTGTCGGTACGATTCAGCGTCAATTCCTGGGTTGTCGGTCAACTTAGATGGAACGAAAATGCGGTTTTCCTGACGACCCTCAACAATGAATCTCTGTCTAACCCAGTTGGGAGCAGGGTTTGATGCTGAACGCATTCTTAATGGCACTTGAGAAATTGGTCCGCTCGCAGGGCGACGCAAACGGGAGAATAGGTATCGATAATCAGATTCACGGATTTCGGTTACTTCGTCCATTCCAATGAACTGAAATTCCGAGCCTTTATAGCGTAAATAGTCATTGGCATTATTTAGATACCCGAATGAAATGCGGGCGCCAGATGGGAAAGTGGCGATGAAGCTATTTGCATTCCAATGCACATCATCGTAGTTGGACATCCAGGACTTAAAGCGGTCCATCAGGGCTCCGGGAAGCGAAAGGTCAGCGAAAGTTCTACGGAAAAGAATGGCCGAATACCCAGGCACATCTACATACTGGAGAGCAGCCATTAGCAAAGCGCTTGACTTTCCACCACCTGCTGCACCACCAAATAGGGCTTCTATTGAATTAGTTCTTAAAAAAACTCTTTGGTTTATTGATGGCTCTTCTGGGCAGAAGGGAGGCATCTTGGGTTGCAGATATTCGAGAACTTCAGCCCAATTCGGTTTTTGTGTCATGTAAATATCTCGGCGTCTTCTTGTCCACGGACAATCGTAAATTATGCGCTACTGTATCTTATATGCCCAAATTAAAAGAAGCAGTTAATAAAGTCAGTTCCAGGGCAAAGACAGTGTACAACAGGCGTACTTTCGCTAATTTATTCATGGTTTCGTTTATACTATTAACAAGTATTGGTGCTGGTCTCATTGCCATGCCCGTCGGTTTGATTGTTGCTGGTATCGGTTGTGGAATATTCGGATTTCTATTAGGGCTTGAGTAAATAAAATATGGGCTGGAACTCTCCAAAAGATAAATCACTCAAGTCGTCTGACTCAAAGCAGATTGCTTTTGGTGCACCAATTTCGGCAAACCCAGGTCTTGTACATAAACCATATCGAGATTCATGGGACATTGAACGCGCATATCGCGAGGGCATGTCCAAAATCACCTGGGTAAACAGGTGTATTGATGCAATTGCCGGTAATCAGGCACGACTGCCAGTGATTCTTCGAAAAGATAATTCCAACAAGGGCGAGATAATAGTTGGTAAAGAAGCAAATCGCTCCACTTTGCTCGAGCTACTAAACACAAGAGCCAACGTTGGAGAAAATAGTTTTATCTTTAGATATAGGCTTTCTGCACAGCTTCTTCTTGGTACGCGCGGAGCATTTATTGAGAAAATACGCGGAAGAGACGGCGGAATAATCGCCCTTAATCTTCTACCACCACAGGCAACGGCGCCAATCCCTCATCCGAAAACATTTGTTTCCGGCTATGAAGTTGCCATGCCCTACGGAGAAAAGGTAATACTTAAGCCAGAAGATGTTTGCTGGATTCGCCGTCCACACCCACTTGACCCATATCTGTCACTTACTCCGCTCGAGGCTGCTGGTGTAGCTATTGAAATTGAAAATCTTGCGAAGCTCTACAACAGAAACTATCTCCTTAATGACGGCCGTCCTGGCGGCTTGCTTGTAGTCCGTGGAGAAATAGATGAAGACGATAAAGAAGAATTAAAGAGCAGGTTCCGTGGCAACCTATCCAAGACTGGACATACAACAGTAATCGCAGCAGACGATGGCGTTGATTTTGTTGACACATCAGCGAGCCCGCGCGATGCCGCGTATATCCAGATGCGCCAAGTTACGAAAGAAGAAATTCTTGCTGCATTCGGTGTGCCGGAATCAGTAATAGGAAACGCAGCTGGAAGAACATTCAGCAATGCTGCGGAAGAAATACGTGTCTTCTGGATGGAAACAATGTTGCCGCACCTAGAACCGATTGCGCGAGCACTTGATGAGTTGGACGATAAAAACTATGTCGACTTCGATACGAGCGAAGTTCCAATTCTTCAGTTGTACAAGCAAGAGCGCGATAGATATTTGCTTACAGAGTTTCAGGCTGGATTGATAAGCGGAAACGAATACCGAATTGGTTCCTCAAGAAAAGAAGTTGAGTCCGACCTTGCTGACTCACTCCTCGCTAATCCAAACTTAATTCCGATTGCGAATACAAAGAAGAAGATGGACGAGAACGCTGCAATGGTCCCTGGTGCAGCCCCAGGTATGCCTGGAGCTCCCGGTATGCCACCAATTCCTGGAATGCCGCCAATGCCAGGTCAGGCCCCACCGATGGAAAACATCCCCCTTGACCCGAACACGATGCAGGGCGCAATGGCCGAGGTTGCACAAACAGGCGAGCTTGCTCAAAGTACACTCCCGCCAGAAGCAGCCGCATTGCAAACTGGAGCTGCACCAACTCCGCCTGGAGCGCTCACCGCAGAAAGCGGCGAGATGCAGTACAAATCAGCTGAGCCAGCTGTCGAAGACAGAACAGAAACTTCAATTGAGCGTTGGTCGGAAATACTTTCACGAGGAATTGAGAGAATTCTGGAAAGACAGCAACGAGTTGTACTGGAAAAGTCTGGTGGAAGCAAGGCAAGAAAAGGGCTCATGGCTGGAACGCTTGACATCGATTCAATACTCTCGATTGACTCATGGAATAAGCAATTTGAAGATGACCTAAAGCCAGTTGTTTCCGCGATTATCAATGACTCGCATGAATCAAAACGCGAAAGAATGCATGTAAAGGGTTTGTCGCCAAGAGCTATACCGCCTCTAGATTTCTTGAGAGCTGTTGATTCACACGTTGCAAATATCAAAAAAATAAATGAGCAGACAGCCTTTAATATCAATGAAATAATGCTTAAATCGTTTGTTTATTCTGACGAAGAGCGAAGATTTTCATCCTTCAGACAAGAGCTAATTGAAATGTATGCAAATCTTCTTGCAAAAGAACATGTCGAAATTGCTGAAGAAGAGACACGCCGAGCCTGGAACTTCGCTCAGTTCTAACTATTTCACTAAATAGTTTCTGTAAAAGAAAAGCAATTCTCAATACTTGCACTGCAGATTTATCTGGTCGTTTATTATCTATTGAGTCTTAGTGAAAGCGAATTAAATGACCACTGACCACTT